TGAGTTGTGCTTTCTACTCTAAGTCCAAATGATCTGCCACGCAACCTTAAATGATTAAGTTCCGTGGTCGGTGATACAGTATTCGTAGATGTTTTAACAAACCCACCACCAGGACTACGTTGTGCTTTTAATGAAAACACGGCTTGTTTATTATCATTACTAATGTCACTATCACTATTATCAAAGCTAACATCTGGTATCATCCGTCTTAAAAAGACAAATTGATCTCCATCTTGCACATCTATTGGACTTGATTCAATAAAAGATGTAAAGGCAGTTCCATCATTATCATTACCTTTTTCGTGATTATATACAAGGTTAGAATCTGTTGCCATTGGATATTGATAAACGCCTCTGTCAATCCAAGAACTTCTTGCAAGATTGCCAACATACCAAATTTTTTGGTCGTAGTTGTACACTACATATTTATCATTATTCGCAGAACTTTGTGATGGATAAAACCAAAATACTTCTCCAAAAGCTGAGTTAACACCTGCATATACTTTATCGGATTGTGTCTCGTTAAAATTTTGAAAAACATGATCTCTAACTGAACAAGGAATAACTTGAACACGACCATCATATACATAAAAACGATCATACCCCATCCAAAACACTGCATCACCCACTGCCACTGCTGTATTAAATCCTCGAACAGTAATATTACTTGCGAGTTGATTAATACCAAATGTAAATGGTGGACCTATAAATTGCATACTATGAACAGAAGTATCTGTTAAAACAATCATTTCTCTTCTTGTTTTTACTGCTGTAACTATTTCAGAGCCAGAACCTATTCTTAAATCACCTGCCGTGTTAGTAGCAGTTGGTCTCCATTGAAAAGGATTTTCTTGTGTGCTAAATCTAATTAAAAGTCTATCTTGATCTGTCTCTCCGATGGGGTTAGCACCAAAAGCAATAACATGACGATCTCTTTCTGAAACTATTATTTTTCTTGCTTTTGTCGGAGCAGAATCTGATTTTTCAATTAAATTGATTGCTCTTGTGGTTAAACCATTAGTTTTATCCCAATAAAACACAAACCCATCTCTTTGATTAAATATTAAATCTTCACCAAAATTGTCTTGTGACCATAAACGAAGAGTGCCTCCTCCAACAGTTTCACTAGAGGCTAACCCCCATCCATCTGCACCCCAAGTTCCAGCACCCCATCCATTTCCAGGCACTACAGTATTAATGCCAATATTAATTTGATACTCTGCATCTGCCGAACCTGCACTAGATAAGGCTGCTGCAGCATTGTCAGATAAGGTTATAGTATAAGTTCCAGAATCTGGAACAGTTGCAATCTCATGCTCTGCATTAAGTTGTGTGTTAAGAGAACTGTTACCAGTGTTTGCATTACTAAATGTTACAAAATCTCCTACTAACGCACCATGTGATCCATCATTAACAGTTACTGTTGTACTATCAGTTGCAGTTATAAAGGTTATTGCCATTATGATTCATCCAAGAAATCAGTTACTATTATATTTGTTGGCACGACTGTTGTTTCTATGGTTAAGTCACCAACTTCACCAGTCGCTGAAGGTACAGGATTAGTAAGTTCAACTGTTGCTGTGCCAAGCTCACCAGTGCCAGATACACCAGTTACAAAAACTGGAGCTAGTGTATCATTTGATTGTGCGTTTATCACTTCTTCTCCAAGACCTGTGGTTCCTGCTACACCAGTTACAGCAAATGCAACTGTATTTCCGTTAATATCAAAAACAACTTCACCACTTACAACTTTTCTTCTAATTGGAGTTATATCAAAGTATGTTTCTGATTCTTCTATGTAAAATTTAATCTCTGTGCCTAATCCAAGGTATTTATTACCTTCAAGATTTGCCCAAGCATGAAGTGTTCTTGATGTTCCTAAAAAAGTGCTTGGTGAATATTTTTCCCAACCCCCTAATTTTTCTGGAAACCCAAAACGAAAACGGACTAAATCACAATCATTCCAACCACCTTTATTAGAATAAGATGTTGTTTCTTTGTTTATACCTGGTCTAAACTTTAAAGATGTAATAGGCATAACACATATTAACTCATTTTGTTAAAATACACAATGTGAGACTTTACCATAAAAGATTATGTTTTTTTAGTATAGGTCTAGCATTACACATATATTCAATGTTAACACTAATCCTCCACTCTGTATCTATTTGAGGAGTTGGTCGATGATCCATCCAATAAGGAAAAATGTAAATTTTGTTTTTTTGTGGCTTTATTGAATAACAAATATTACTTAACAATAATTGTAACTCACCACCATGTTGAGGTGGATCAATGTAAAAAACTGCATTAATTGTAGATGTGTTAACATGGTTATGCCAAACATTACTTGATATATTGTTGTTTTGAACATAGATACAAGTTCTAATAGGATTTGTAATATCGGAGACTGTAAACTCTTTCTCAATTATCTTTAAAAAAGAATTACTTATAATTGATGTGTAAGTTGGATCCTCATACAACGTATTACTGTAAATTTTTTTTTCGTCTGGATTATCAATTACATCTTTTTTAAATTTTTCAATCATTTTAGATTTATGTTTTTGGTTTAAATCATCAAACATAAAATCTTTTATAAGTAAGTAATTCTCTAGTTTTTTCACTATGAGTTTTCTTCAAAACAAAAGTTTAACAGAACTCTTTTTGATTGATCACTTTGTATAATTCCACAATGTGATACTTTGTTATCAAACAAAACAGCAGAGTTTGCTACAGAGGGAACATCTATGCCACCTACTTGAGTTCCACCATTACAAGTTGTAAAATTCATAATAAGTATTCTTATAGGAGCATCTTCAGTAGGCTGTCTGTCAATATTCACTAAATCGTAATGAGGTGCTGTATAACATACTTTTTCTCTTTTTGTATGCAAGACAAACTTAGCGTGACAGATTTGTTTACCATTAAAAGCTCTCAGTATACTCATTAAAAAATCTTCAAAAAAATTCCAATGAGGTGTCTTCCAATCATCTTTACACAACATATGTATAAGATTATATTCTTTATCAAAAGATGTTGCTTGTTCTCTCCAGTACCATTCAAAGTTTGGACGCTCTATGTACTGCGTAATTTTTTCAAAATCTTCTTTTGAAATAAAATTTTTAAAATGAAGATAATTTAAATGATTTATTTGCATTATCCAAACTGTTGCAATGCTTCTATATTTTTAGCATATGTAGGGTTTACATTAGTCATTTCATATTTATATGTTTCGTGCAGTCCATATCCATGATAATTAATATTAATTGTTATTCTGTTTTTTGAATTTGTAGGAGAGGAGCTTGAATGCTCAGAAAAAGCATCAAAAAGCAACATTCTGTTTTCTTTAGATTCTACTTCATAGCCATCAAACATGGTTGTTGGTGCATCACAATCTGTTAAGAAGAAAAGAGCACCTCTTTGTGGGTGATCATAGTCAACATGTTTAGCGTGATGATAAACTTCATTGCTATTTGATCTCATATACATATTGCATTTAACTCTAAGTAAACCAGTCATATTGAGAGGACGTAATAAATCTTGAAATGGAGTATACTGAACTGCTGGATTCCATTGTTCATTAAACTTTTGGTTTTGACAATAACATAAGGTTGCAAAATAAAAATCTTCGTTACTTAAATCGTTATCATTAATCTTTGAAGATATATTCCAAGGAAAGCCAAAGCCAGAGCTTAGATAAGATTTTAAATATGCGTAAGATCTTAAAGGTAAAAAATCATCGTATATAACGTAATACATAAATTACTCCTAATAAAAATTGGGTCCGTTAGACCAACAAACTAAACTAAATCTTATCCCTTTAGTAACTGGTTCAACGCCATGCTTAACATAAGACGGAAAAAATATAGCCGTTCCTTGTTCTCTTGAATCGTCTATATTAAAATTATTCTTATCATCTGGAAACACAAGATTTCCTCCTTCATAATATTCTGAAGAAGTCAGTTGTATTGACACAGATAATTTTCTAACAATCTTATTAGAAGGATCATCATATGCTCCGTCTACATGAGGATCATATTTACCTTTGTTTTTTTCGTCATACTTTGTAATTTGAAAAGGCTCGTGACCCCATAAATCAAAACCATAAAATTTAAAATTAATATCACAAATCATTTTTTGTATTGGATGCATAATATCTATGTATTTAAAAGGTTTGTCAAACCAACTAACATGACTTTCTCTAATGTTTCTTTCTAAATCAGGACTTGATTTTAAATCACCTATTTTTGCTGGGACAAAATTAGGTTTTGCTATTTCTATTATTTTGTTACACACTTCAGGCGACAAAGCTTTTTTAGCAACTATAATATTTCTTTTCATTGTGGTTTTCTTTTAAAGTATAATCCAGGTCTTTCATCAAATTTATACTTTGGATAAAACTGACCATCAACCTCTATGTAATGCAAAAACATTTGAACATGACTTTTATAAATTAACGGCTCTCTCCAATGTTCTTGTTCACAACCTTTGTAAATTACACCCTGTCCAACCTCCATAGAGAACTTAGTGTTATCGACAAATATTCCCCAATCGGTTCCACCATCTCCACCTATATTTAAAGTAACGCTAACTTCACAAGAAGGTCTATCTCTATGAGCTTTAAGAGGTTGTCCTTGATAATATTTTCTCCAAAAAGAATATGTAGGGCATAATTTTTTACCATACTCTTTCTCTACTTTTGGCAGTATATAATTTAGAACAGATTCTCCAATGGAGTCTGCATAAACATTATGATTGTTTAATTCTTTGTCTTTAGGAAGTCTTTCTGCAACGTAATTACAGTGTGTAAATATACAGTCGGCATGAGACTTATCAATTAAGTCTATTACTTTGTTCATATGCTACCTCTAACGTAAGATTAGCATATTATTATTTTAATCCCAAGGAAAAGTTGCTGAAAAACTTTCTTCTCCGTGTGTTCCAGTTCCTTTAGCAGTTGTGTTTGCTACATTAGCATCTTCAATTAACTGTTGATCTAGTCTTGCTTTAATTTGAGACAAAGTTTGGGAACCCAATCTTCCTTCTATCCAACTAACGACATTTGCCTTTGTTACAGAACTGTACTCAGTAAAGTTAGACCAGTCTGAAGGATCATTGAAATCCATATCTATAGCGGCATCAGCGGTTTGGTTAGCACTATTTGTTACTCTGAGCGTAGCTTCTGCTTTTTTTATTACATCATTATATGTTGTTCCATCACTTATACTATTTTTCGTATATAAACAACCTATGATCCATGAATATGTATTTGCCATCTATTACTCCTTAATCTGACGTTGGTGAGCTACCAGTTATTGTCCCACTATTTTGTGAAGTTATCGTAACTCCACTAACTCTTTCCCATGCATCTCCAGCAGCACCTGCCGCACCTACTGTTCCAGCCGCTGAACCAGATGTAGTTGAGTCTGTGCCTGCTTGACCTGCACTTCCAGCAGATCCAGCAGTTCCAAATCCACCACCAGCAGCTCCAGCACCTCCATCTCCACCATTTCCAGCATCTCCAGTTGATCCAGAAGAACCACTTGCTCCAGCATCTGCTGCAGGTTGATTGTTAAATCCTCTACCTAATCCTCCAGCACCTCCAGCACCTCCAGCGTGTCCAGATGTTTGAGTTTGTTGTGATTGAGGAAAAGTTCTGTACCAACGATATCGATCCTCATAACCATATTGATTTGTTATTCTAGGTCCTCTTATCGCAGTATATTGACCTTGTGTAAATTGTGTTATATTAGGTTGACCTGGAAAGAAAAACAAAAGAGCAGGCAGTCCAAAAGGAGAATCTGGTTTACCACCACCAAAAGTATGTTGACCAGGTGCTCCTCTCCACTGAGTATCATCTATGTAAGATTCAAAAGGGAGATAACCTTGTTGACCAGTGGTTTGCTGTTGTTGTTGAAGAGCACCTCCAAGACCACCACCAGAGCCACCACCTCCGCCTCCGCCTCCACCGAGGATAGAGCCTGAGTTTTGAACTGTAGCATCGACATGGAATTTCATAGCATCACCACCTGCACCACCTGCACCACCATCACCTCCGTTGGCACTACCTGCTGAACCACCTGCACCACCTGCACCCATGATTGTTCCAGCATTTTGTACAACTATTGTGCCAACTCCTCCAGCATCTACTTCAAACCCATATTCAGAAGTATTGTTTGATCCTAAAGTTATAGCAGAAGGTATAACAACAGTTTTTGGATAGTTCACATCATAATCGTCACCAAACAAGTCTGAAGCATTTTGATCAGTACCACTTGTTCCACTTAAAAAAGCAGTCGAATAAGTAAAAGTAAATCCTTTTCCTTGATCATAAAAATCACTTGCAGATAAAGCACCAGATGTTGCTATTGAAGCAGCGTCATTTACGCCTTGATTGTCTCCAGCTTTTTTAATTATGTTCGATCCACCCCTATAAAGATCACTTAAACTGATAGCACTAGAACCACCAACAAATTCCGTTCTTAATGCTGAAAAAGAAACTGATTGTCCAGAACTTGGTATTGTCACTTATTATGCTCCGTTATTTATTTGTTGTTTTAGTTGTGTTATTTCTTGTTTTAATTCTTTTACTGCTTCTATAAGCACAGCAGTCATTTTAGCGTAATCAACTGATTTTGTTCCCATTTCATCTTCAGCAGTTAATACAACCTCTGGCAATATAGGTTCTACTTGTTGTGCTATTACACCTATTTGTGTTTTAGCGTCTGTTACATCATTTCTTTTGTAGGTCACACCTTGTAATTGCATAACCTTTTCTAGACCACCAGTAATTGGTTGTATATTTTCTTTTAATCTTTCATCAGAAAAAGCAGTTACATCATTGTTGAACGTAGCGGCTCCAGCAGCAGACATATCTATTGTTAATGCAGTAATTTCACTTGTTGAATCTTGACCTTTAATAATAAAATCTTTGTCATCTACATCTGTCGCTATAACAAAATCACTAGATGAATTTATGAATTTAGCAATGGTTGTACCACCATCTTTAAATATTAGATCTGCACCATCTGCATCAAGGACAATGTCTCCAGCAGAGTCAAAGGTCATGTCACCAGAGTTAGTTTTTACTGTGCTAACATTTACAGATCCACCAGATAAATCTAAATCTACAAAAGCATCAACCACTGCTGCACCAGAACCAGCACCATCTAAATATACAACTTTTGTATCACCATTACCTATAGTTACATTTGCACCAGAGCCTTGACTTATAATAATATTATAAGGTCCAGAACTACCACTATCAGTGGTAGCGTTTTCAATAATATGAACCCTTTTCATAGTATTAGGACCGATTGTAATTGTGCAATCAGAATCTAAAGCACCTGTATATTTTAGAAACAAAGCTCTTCCAGCATCAGAAGCACCATCTGCAATCGTGGTTGTATGCGTGTTAGCATTTGTCGTTATACCCTCTGTGCCAAAACCTAATGCTTCACCTATAAGTTCAAGATTAGTATTTGTTTTTGTACCCCAATTACCTGACTGCTCTCCAGTAGCCATTTCTTCGAGTCTTAAATTATTTACAAATGTACTAGCCATATTACTTTCCTTTTCTTAAGCAGCCGTTTCTACCCAATTAGCTGTTTGATTTGGAATAATCAAACTATAGATTATTTCCTCACCAGTGGCACCAGTGCCACTAACTCCTGTTAAAGATACCACAGTTTGTGCCACTATGACAAGTGTTCCTGTTCCTCCTGTTCCAGAAATACTCGTAGGAAGAACAAATAAAGTTAAATCAATCGTTTCTTCACCTAATGCAGTTGTACCACTTACTGTGGTCGTAGCAACTCCTGCCCCTCCACTCACAACAATACCAGTGGCACTATTCGTGGTCAGCTCTGCTCCCATTAGAAGGTGGTTAGTACATTGATAATATAAGGTTGGAGCACCTATTGGCACAGTTATTTCTATATATGCTCCAGCACTTCCAGCAGTTCCATTTTTTGTTACACCCGAAGTGTATTCTGTTGTTTTGTTAACGTCCTCATAAAAAGCTATTGGATGACCACTATTGGAACTATCTGATTGATCAAACCTATATGTTTTACCCTCTATTAAAGTAAGTTCTACATCAGCAGTAGCCGTGCTGCCATCAATTGCATACTTATTAGTTGAACCTTGATTGTAGTATGGATGATTAGAAGGATTACCACTTACAACAGTCACAGTGTATATTATTGTTGTATGGTCATCTGTATCAAGAGCACTAGTGGCATTAACTCCAGTGACTGAAACATTTGCACCACCACTAACGGCTTCATCACCTAAGTTAACAGTACCAGTAATAGCATCTTCTACAACTTTAGCACCACCTGCTGCTAGTGCATCACCTATACCACCTGTGGCAGAAACACCAGTAGGCACTGGTTCTATTGATGGAACGGCTGTTACAGTTCCAACTGAACCAGTTGCAGATAATCCAGTCTCAATAACTAAAGAGCCTGCTGTTGTTCCCTCTTCTCCAAGAGCAGAAGTTCCAACGACCCCCGTTGGTGTAACTTTAGCAGTTCCAGTTTCAGTTGTATTACCAACTGCACCAGTTGATCCAGCAGCAGATGGAGACACAATTGTCTGACCTGCTGCTTCAAATAATCCAAGAGCACCTGTAGCTTGTACACCAGTTACACCAAATATACCTTGAGGTTTTGTTACTTCATCTCCAAGTTGTCCAGAACCTTGTACACCTGTTGGTATAACTTTGGCTGTTCCAGTTTCAACTGTGTTACCTAATGCTGAAGTACCTGCTAAACCAGTTTCAATAACTGTAGCTCCAGCAGCAGTGCCTTCATTGCCAAGTGCAGTAGTACCAGCAACACCAGTAACTTCAACGGCTAGAGGAGCATTCCATGCTCCCTCACCCCATGTGCCTCGACCCCAACCAGTAATGTTCGCCATTGGTTAGCCTTTTGTTAGGCTATTCTAATAATAGCGTTTGATGCGTCTGCTGTTGGAAATTGAATTGTAAAAGTGCCTGCTGTTGATGTTTTATTAGATGTGAAATCTAAAACAGCAACTGCTTTGTTACTATCAGAACTATTGTAAATTAAAGCACCCATTGCAGTAATTGTTGCAGTAGTAAAACTTAAATCAGCAAAATCTGTAAATGCAGTTGTTCCTGAAGTAGATGGATCTACTCTTGTTAAGGAACCACCACCAGTTGCATATGTACCACTAGAGGCAACCTCACCTGTTGTAACAAGTGCGGTTGTTGATGCTCCTAATGTTGCTGTTGTTGATGATTTACCACCACTGCCCTCTGCAAAAAGTGCTAGTTTAAAAGTGTCTCCACCTGAGTTTTTAAAATTGTGTACACCTTCTAACAACTCTTTCTTGAAGGAAGTACACATTGCTTGTGCTATAGCCATATTAGAGTCTCCTTATATATTCAGCCATTTCCTTGTGACCACTTGATCGCAAGGCTTGGATTATAGTACCACGTTCCTCTTTTCTTGCCAAGAGAAGATAATGATGAATTATTCCTTTGAGTTGCTCTTTAAATATTTTAGCTTGTTCTTTCAAATGTGAAGGTGCATCTTCTGACACACTTGCAATTTTCTCTACAGCTAAATCTGCTATTTGTTCGTTGCTCAAACCTCCTTGTTCTGAGGTTTTAACAACTACACTTCCTAGTTGTGATACACTTACATTAAACATCTTTTATCTCCTTACATATAACATTAAAAGAATACGTTATTCTTAATCTATCAACTTTTTTATTACTTAATTTTACTCCATGTTTTAGTCCAGATGGAAAAATTATTAAATCACTTTCATTTACTTGAGGTATATGTTCTTTTTTTAATGATGAATCACTTGTTTGATTAATGTCAAATGAATTAGTTTGTGTTGATATAACCCAACTAGGAGTTGGATTTAAAAAAAATAATTCACCATGTATTTTTTTATCAAAGGAAATAAAGTAAACACCACTCAATAAAGATGGAAGATGAGTGTGAACTCCTTGCCACTGAAATTCTTTATACGCATTAAACCAACTATGTGTCTCAATTTTTTTAATAGGATAATTAAAATAATTTATTACATCTTGTAATGGTTTAGTAATCATATGATCTAAAATGTTTTTTTCTTCTTTTAAAAAATTATCATCAGATGATTCATAAGATGTCCATACATTACAATTCAAAAAACTAGAATCAAAATTAGTATTTTCTATACGATTTTTTATTTTATCATATATAGTTTTATTTAATTTTTTAGTATCACCAATTGAGAGTTGTAAAATCCAAGGTGCAAATATATTTTGCACTATTTTTTTTCCTCGTAAGTAACTCCAGGTATGTCCTCTCTACCAATAATATTAGGTATTGCATCTAAAGGTTCTGGTGGCTCTAGTTTTGATTTTCTTGTAACTAATAATTCTCCATTATCTACTGACGAAACAATAGGATCATCAAGTCTGTGATAACCATATAACTTTTGATCATCTGGAACATTCATATCCAACAAAGATGAGTTATGTGCAATATGCACTTTTATTCCTTTTGTTATAGCTATCGCTAACCAAAACTCAGAACAAGCTCTACCAGCTTCTGCAAAGTTAACTGCCTTATGAGTGAAATCAATTCCATATAAATGTAAATCTGAGACCTCTTGTGCTATAGCATAAGCAAAAGCATACGCCACAGTGTTATTTAAATAAGCATATCCAGTTTTTTGTAGCACCTCTTTTAATGGAAATTCAACAACATCTGGACATCTTTTATCTAAAGTACAACTAAAAATAGGTACATTTATTTTTTGTTTCAATCTTTCTGCCATGATATTGGTTTGTTTACCAGCGTTAGGTGTGTCTAAAAATCTTGATGGTGGATCCATCATAAAACACTTATCGTGATAAATAACTCCAGACATAGAGTTAATTGCCCAAACTTCATCAAACTTTTCGCTTCTTATTTTTGCTAATATGTATTCTGAAAAACTATTGCCTAAACCTACAATAGCTACACTATTTAATTTTTTCATTTTGCTACCTTTTTATTGTTTTGGGATTCTTACTAAACCCTCCCTATAAGCATCTGTATTTTCTTGTGCTTCACCATAAATTTTTAATCTACTCATGGCTTCAGTAAATCTTGCTGTGTAAAGTTGAATTAAATCATTTTCACCCTTCATAAAGGTGTACGCCTCAACCAAACAGGCGTACAATAAAGCATCTGGTGCATTTGTGCTAATCCATGTGGTCTCAGAATCTACTGTAGTTAAAGAAGCTGGTCTATAATAATAATGTAGTTCAACTGCATAACTTGAATCAGGTGTTGGTGCAACAATAAATGTATCTACATCAAAAGAAGAGTAAAATCTTGGACTTCCTGTAGTGCTTGGATTAGGTGTAAATTCTTGAATAAAATTCACATCCTTCTGTAATAAAAAAACATTTTGACTACTTGAGTCAACATAAGACAAAGAAAATGTTGATAAATAATCTGATGGTTTTTCTAAAAATTTATTACCACTTGTCATTGTTCCTGTAACATTTTTTCTAAAATAATCTAAATCAACGACTTTAAATATTCTCTCTTCTGCATTTTTTATAAAAAAAGGTATTTCAGCAACAAAAGTTGATTCATCATTTTGTGTCCACTCTTGTATAGAGGAAGTTAATGTTGTTAACGTAAAACTCATGACGTGCTCACTGTTACTGTTCCAACAGAACCTGTGGCACTAAACGATGTCAACAACGTGCCAAGGTTTCCAAGTCCTGTGTTAGTATAAACTATAAATTTTTTATTGTCATCTTTTACATCTGGTCTAGCATCTCTAATAGCCTCTAAATCTGTTCTAATTCTAGGAGGAGTAAGTTGAGGATGTTTTTCTTCGTATTCATCATAACCAACGATAGAGCCATTCCATTCTTTTCTCATATCTTTTATTCTATATCTAAATCCAGATCTATCAGATATTCGATAAGCGTATTTACCTTTAGCAAAAGCCATTAGCCAACCTTATAATACGAAAGTTGTGGGTTTACTTTAAATGCAGATCTATCTCTGTCTTCTGCCATAGCTCTTTCAAACTCTTCTTCATAGACTGTTTTTAACAGTTGTATTCTATCAGGTGCTCTTTTCATTGCTATATAATAAGCTAATCCAGCAGTCAAACATGGAAAAAATCTAAATGGTATTTCTAATGTATTCACTTGTGTATCAGCGTCTTGCATTCTTGTCAGTGCATCATACACCAATACATCTGTGCTATTTTCTGGTGCAGGATATATTTTTAAATTAGGTGTAATTTGCCTGTCTAAAAAATATTGAGTTGGTCTGCCAGTAGTTGATTTTGTAGGTATGTTTATATAAGTATCTCTACTTATTCTGCTCATGCTAAAATCAGTTGTTCCACGCTTTACAACCACGGATAAAACATCAATAATGTCTGTCCCTAAACTATACTCTGTGCTATCGGCTGTAAGTGCTTGTGTTCTTTGCTCAATAGTCCATTGATTAAGACCACGATTTGCCCACTCTGCAAGCATAATGTTCATAGAACGCCTGGCTGTTTGCAAATCGTAGCCTGTCCTAGCTTCTAAGCCACATCTCTCAAAAGCTTCTTCAATGTATTCTGCAACATCTAACTCAAAATTTGTAGAACTAGAAGTTGCCATTAGGCTTTACCACCTTTTTTCATCTTCTTCATAGCCATGCCACCGCCAC